TCTAATACAAAAACTCTTATGAGATTAGATAGTAATGAAACTGGTTGGGATACTGACCAAGTAAGTAAATATGGCATAAGTTTGTCAGCAACAGAGGCATTATAATGCCAAGAGGATTAAGAAAAATTATTGTAAAATTAAGAATGTTATATTGTGATATTAGAGGGCATCATGGTAAAAAATGGAACTATGAACCTGGTGATAATTATATGGGTATGAATAAAAGGAAAAGAAAATGAAAAAGCTAAATTTATCAGATAACACAGGGATACAGCTCCCTGCCAGAAACTTAATCACAATAATCGGTGCGTGTTTGGTCGGTGCTTGGTTTGGTTTTGGAGTTATAGAAAGAATAAATGTACTTGAAACTCAAAACAAACTTAATTCAAAAGATATAGAAATGAACACAGAATTTAGAATAAAATGGCCATTAGGTGAATTAGGTAGCTTACCAGCTGATAGTGAACAATTTTTGCTTATTGAGGATTTAGTCAAAGATGTTGAAAAAATACAAGAACAAATGGAATCAATGATGCATAATAAAGTTAATATACAAAGATTACAAAAAGATGTAGATAAAATTATTGATCAACTAGAAATTGTAAAAGATAAAGTAAGAGCAAATGGAGGATACACAAAATGACAGAGATTGTAGTAGCTTTGATTTTAACACTTAATGGTTCTATTATAGAGCATGTTTACAAACCAAAAATGAGTGACTGCCTTAAATCTAAAAGAGTTGCCCAAAGGGAAGTAAATCCACAAAGGGTAATATTTTCTTGTAAAAAAGTAAAAGCTAAAACAGAAATATATATGGGTCAAAAGAAAATACTTAAAATAATGGAGTAAAAAATGGCTAGAAGTATAACAACTGCATTTAAAAATGCAATTAAAAGTAGTGTTGTAAGACCATTATTGGCAGTAGAATTAGAATTTAGTACAGGAACATTAAGATTTTGGAATGGTTATGGTGATTTAACAATGACTGCTGGTGGTTCATCTAATACATTTACAGGTCTTGGAGATTTAATAGGTGTAAGTGCAATAGGTGAAAGTGATCAAGTGGAAGCTATTGGTGCAAGTCTTTCTTTAACTGGTATAAAATCAAGTTTTATTTCAACAGCTTTGACTGGTAATTATACAAATAGAAATGCAAGTATTTTTTTAGGTTTGTTTGATAGCAGTAAGTCAGTTATTG